CAATCAAGAATTCACTATCTGGTGCATATGCAGAACGTTTGATTGCAAGTATTGCAGAGACTATCCAGATTGGTTTGATTAAACAGACTTATGAATTGAATGGCTGGGATACCTCAAGAATGGGTAAGCTAGATTTTGATGGTATTGATAATACTGACGTAGAAAGCCTATCTAAGTACCTACAACGTGTTGCATCTGTTGGTCTGCTGGAGAAGGATCGTGCTGTTCTTAACGCTGTTCGTTTAGGTATTGGTATTGATCCTTTACCGGATGACCTAGAACCTCAGACTGAATTGATTACTCCTGAAACCTCAAGGGCTGGTGATGCACTAGGGTCTCCTTTTGAGGGCACTAGAACCTCTGCTGGTACAGGTAACGACAACGACAATAACTTGGATAACACAGCATAATAAGGTTTTGTATGCAAAGGAGAATCTTTAGTAGAAGCGTAATGAACTTCACTAGATTCTCCTTATAAAACACTAAATATCAAAATAGTATAATTAACTTGTTTTTTATATAAAATCGTGATATGATTTATTTATCTGTTGTCTAAAATAAGGAATACTATAGATGACAAAACAAACAACTAAAATACACATTGCCAAGGCTTTGTACGCAGAGAAAAGACGAGCCACTTTTGTAGTTCTAGAACCTCAAGATGACGATGGTACGACCTCAGACCAGCATTTAGATTGGTATGGTGAAGAAGATGTAGCCGAAGCTTGTTACTCCTTTAATAAGCACTGTAGAAAAGCTAATCTACTGCACATGATTGATACTAGCGGATTTCAGTTTATCGAATCATACATTCTTCCAGGCGAATTGACAATAGGTTCAATTCCAGTGAAGAAAGGTAGTTGGATAGCAACAATTGAGGTTGATCAATCTAAAGAATATGACTGGATTTGGGAAGGTATCAAAGATGGAACATTCAACGGTCTGTCTATTCAATGTGATGCTTACGAACAACCTATGGAAGAATAAATGGAAAAACAACAAACTAAACCACGAGCAACACGTAAGCTGAAAGGCTTTGATTTCGATAAAGAAGGTGCAGCAGTAGCATTGGTAGGCCCTTCAGTGGGTGGCCCTGCTAACGGCATTCCTACTTTGATTACTAAGGCAAACAATTTCTCCCCTGAGTTTATCAAGAAAATGCAGCAAGTTCAAGTGACCATGGAGCTGCCTGATTTCTTAGAAAAGTTCTTTTATTTATGGGATGAACAAGCGGAAGTTCTTGCAACGATGATGGGCTATGTAGCTCCCGTTGAAGTAGAAGATGAACAAATGGAAGCAGAAAAAGAATATGGTAAATGGATTGAAGATCGTTTTACATCTTTCAGCATTATCAAATCTTTACATACAGCAGAAAACCTTCCAACAGCTTTGTCTAAGCTAACTGAACAAGAGTATCTATCAGTATTGAACGATCAAGTTCACATTGAAAAGGCTCTAAAGCAATTATCCGAAGAAGTTAATAACTCTACGGCTAACACCTCGACTACAAATGTTGAGAAACAAGTTGAGGCGTCTGCCTCGAAACGAAAACCAAAGGATAAATCAATGACACAACAAGTGGAAATGGTAGAAAAGTCAGTTTTTCTAGCAGTAGAGAAAGCAGCACAAGATACGAAAGTACAACTTGAAAAAGCACTAGCTAAACTTGACCAGATTGAAGCTGAAAAGAAACAAGCAATTGTCAAGTCTAAGACTGATGCTGTGCAAGCTATTCTCAAAGACGAAAAGCAAGCTCAAGCTGTTCTGAAGGCTGCTCTTGCACTAGACAATGATGAAGATTTTAACGCATTGATTGATGTTGTCAAGTCTTTGAGCACTCTAGTAGAGAAGTCCAATCTTTTCAAAGAAACAGGTGCTGGTGTTACTTCTGAAGAAGATAAAGCACAAGAATCCCAACTTGCTAAAGTAATCAAGAGCAAGTACCACAATCAATCTAAATAAGAAGGAAATAACATTATGGCCGTAATTGCAACAAGTCTACAGACAATCTCTAACGTTGGCAAGCATGAGTATGGTGCTGATTTTGCTTACTGTAAAGAACTTGTAACCGTCAATGATACCGCTGGTACTCTGGCTATTGGTACAGTGCTGGGCAAGGTAACTGCTGATGGTAAGTACAAACGAGCCGTACAGACAGCAGTGGATGGTTCAGCAGTAGCAGCAGGTATTGTAGCAGCAGCTAAGACTATTGCAGGTAGTACTGATACTCAAGTTCTGGTTTATGTACGTGGCCCGATGGGTGTAAGTAAAGGTGGTCTGGTACTAGACGCTACGTATGATACTGATGCTGAAAAGGCGATTGTGTATGCGTCTCTGGGTGATCTAGGTATTCAGACTCTAGACACTATCTAAGCTAAAAGAATAATAAGAATAAGGAATAAAAGATGGCACTATATACCTCCCCTACAAGTCAGTTTAATGTTGTAGATCGTACTAACGAACTACTGCTGTTGCCCCAGAACCCTACGTTAATGAACGACAGTGGTCTTTGGAACGAAGAGTTTTTGACCACTAAAACGGTAACGTTTGAAGAACGCTCAGGTACTCTGTCTCTGGTTAAAGATCAGATTGAAGGCTCTAAACCACAAACCACGGGTAATGATCTTCGTAAGCTGCATAGCTACCCAATGACTCATCACCCAATGCTGGATGCACTGCTACCACAAGACATTGCTACAGTTCTGCGTCCTGGTGCTCTAGCTCCTGAGTTTGATACTCGTGAGCGCGCCCTGATGTGGAAAATGGAGAAAATCCGTAAGTCTTATGACCGTACTTTGAACTTTGCGCGTTTCCGTACTTTAGCTAATGGCGACCTGTGGTCGCCTGGAGGTACAGTTGCAGGCAATATGTACACGGACTTTAATGTAACTCGTAAGAACGAAAACTTTGATCTTGCTAATGCTTCTTCAGACATTATCGCCCACTGTGAAGCAATTATTTCTAACTTCCAGTCGCAGGCTACTGAAGGTCAAGAAATTCAAAAGGTGGTTGCTTACTGTTCTGGTGGTTTCTTCAGTGCTCTGATTTCTCATCCTAAAGTTATGGCCGCGTACAATCTCTACGCCGCCCTCGCGCCTCAACAAATCAGTCGTGACCGTGCAGGTGGCATGGCGCTTTATCGCCGTTTCGTATTCTCAAACATTGAGTTCATTGAAGTGACGCAAAGTGTTAATGGTACACCTCTAGTTGATGCAGACAAGGCAGTCTTTGTTGCAGATGATGGCGATGGCGCTTTCATGACCTATTTTGGCCCGCCTAGTCGCTTTGGGTACATCAACACTCCAGCAGAACGTAACTATCTCTGGACTTACGAAGATCAACGCGGTACTCAAATCACACTCGAGGCTGAAAGCAATTTTGTAAACCTAATGCGCCGACCATCTTTTGTGAGCGGTGGCTCAAAAGCTGCAATCTAAGGTCAGATTAACTGGACTCTAACGAGTCCTTTTATTGCAGAATCTTGATTTCTTCAGGATTCTGTGTTAAAATCTCATTTTTAAACATTGGATAGGCTGATCCCCGAAAAGACGATTCATCACCGTCCTTCCAATTGTTAATTGTGATGTGTTTCTTGATGAGGAAATAATACATTGAAAAACGATTATTACGTTTATTTGCATAAGACACTAGATGGAAATACCTTTTATATTGGCAAGGGGCGACTGAACAGAGCATGGAGTAAAGTCAGTAGAAGCAAGACATGGCATGAAAAAGCCGTTAACGGATATTGCGTAGAAATATACAATGCGAACTTGTCTGAAGACAGTGCTTTAAAAATTGAAGCTGATTTAATTTTAAACCATGAGGGGTTAGTAAATTCAGTAGTATTTACACCTATCCAGTTTGATGATTATGCGGAGTACTTTGAGTATGACCCTGAATCTCCTAGTGGGTTGACAAGAATTAAAAGCGTTTTAACGGGTAAAGGATACAATCGTAAATCTGGCAAGCTTGGCCCCTGTGGGTGTAAAACTACTCGATCAGATGGAGCTAAACATTGGGTAATCAGATTTAGGAATAAGAACTCTTCTGTACACAGAGTTGTTTGGCAATTGTTTAATGGTAAAATCCCTGC